TACGCCGAGACAATCAAGCACAGTGACCCTCTTGATGTAACTGTGCGGACTGACACCAGTCAGTCCAAAAAACGACTAAAAGGAGTGAAAAAAATAAAAAAAGTGCTTGCTTTTTTTAAATACATGTCTATAATATTAAATATGGAAGCAGAAAAATATAGTCCTTATTATGTTTCAGGTAGGAAAATCGAGGTAGAAATTAAAATGGATACACAAACATTAACAATGGGTGAATTAAATACTGCTCATCGAGTTATTCGTCAGTTAAATCTGACACAGAGTATTCGCGCTAAGGTTAACGAGCAGCTATCATTAAAGGCAATGCATGTTCAACAATTGGATTTATTCGAGGAGGAAGATAATGCGTAGATCAAGAGTATCCCGTCGCAGTTCAAAACGTATGTTTCGGAAGTCCGGTTCTCGGACTCATCGGAAAAACTTCATGACGCCCATCATGCGTGGCGGCTATCGGTTGTAATGCCGTGCTATCGGCCTATTAAAGCCTGGTATTCATCAAACAGTGCCAGGCTATCTTTTCGACCACAGGCAGATAAACCGGCCCCTGATCTCAAGGTCCCGTGCGGACGCTGCATTGGCTGTAGGCTCGAACGGTCAAGACAATGGGCGGTTAGGTGTGTACATGAAGCACAAATGCATGACGATAATTGTTTCGTCACTCTAACTTACAATGATGAACATCTACCAGAAGACGGAGGTTTAAAATTAAAACACTTTCAAAAATACATGAAACGTTTACGGAAACGTCTTAATGGAAAACGAATCTCTTATTTCCATTGCGGCGAGTACGGCGAAAAGAACCTACGACCACATTACCACGCATGCATATTTGGTTATGATTACCCTGACCGGCTTCTCTTTAAAAAAACCAACGGCGTTAGCCTGTATCTTAGTCCTATGTGCGATCATGATTGGAAGCTTGGCTTTACTACTATCGGTGATGTGACATTCGAATCGGCTGCATACGTAGCCAGGTATATAATGAAAAAGGTGATAGCAAATGATAGAGACGGCGTATCAAAGGAGCATGAACAAAAAACATATGAACGAGTTGATCCAACTACAGGGGAGGTATTTCAAGTTGATAAAGAATATACAACGATGTCTCGAAATCCGGGTATCGGAAAACTGTGGTTTGAGAAATACGGATCTGAAGTATATCCATCAGACACAATCGTTGCTCGCGGGCATGCAATGCGCCCACCAAGAGCTTATGACACATATCAAGAACAACTTGATCCACAAGTCATTCAAGATATAAAAAAAGAAAGGGTAAACAAAGCAGGAAAATTTGTAAAAGACAATACACGGTCAAGACTAGAAGTAAGAGAGAAAGTAAAAAACGCACAGATAAAACTCCTTCAACGAAACCTATGAGGTGATAGCATGGAAATCAAAATATACTCGATATTCGATAACAAAGCAGAAGCTTTTATGCTTCCGTTCTTTATGCACCGCGATGCTGAAGCAATGCGCGCAATTGCAACAACCGCTATGGATGAGCAGTCAAGTATTTATCACCATCCACTGGACTACACGCTCTACAGACTTGGAGTTTTTGATAACTCTGACGGTTCTTTTGTAGCTAACAGAGATGAAATCGGAACAGCTCTATACATTCGTAAAATCATTGGAAATGTAAACGCACAACCGGAGGATAATACTGATGAAATCAGTGATGAGACATAATTTTAGCCAGGTACCGAATGTATCTATACCACGGTCGAGGTTCGACCGATCAAGCGCCCATAAATCAGCATTCGATTCTGGTTATTTAATACCCATATATTGTGATGAGTATTTGCCCGGCGACACCTTTAACATGAAAACATACGGTTTTATGCGTATGTCTACGCCTATTTATCCGGTAATGGATAATTTATTTGCTGATATATTTTTCTTTGCTTGTCCTTTGCGCTTGCTACAGGATAATTTTGTCAAGATGATGGGCGAACAGGATGATCCCGGCGATTCTATCGACTTTCAACCGCCTACAATTACAACGACGGTGACTGAAGGATCTTTGTACGATCACATGGGCTTGCCGCTGGGTAAAGCTGGTACAGAATTTAATTCGTACTTACCACGCATGTATAACCTGACGTTTAATCAATGGTTTAGAGATGAGAATCTGATCGATAGTGTTGTCGTTGATAAAGACGATGGCCCGGATACAGCTGCTGATTATGTATTGTTAAAACGCTGTAAACGTCATGACTATTTCACATCTTGCCTACCGTGGCCTCAAAAGGGCGACTCTGTAGATTTACCCTTGGGTACGCAGGCGACTATAGCCTCGGATGCATCGCTAGGTCAGCAATTTGCGATACAGGATTCAGGCGGTACGTACCGTGATCTTGATTCATCCGGTGCGCAGCTTGTAGCAACATTATCTGCTGGTACTGAAGCACAAAAACTTTATGCAGATCTGTCCACGGCAACGGCAGCAACAATTAACCAACTTCGTCAGGCATTCCAGATTCAGCGCTTAATGGAACGTGATGCACGTGGCGGCACTCGCTATATTGAGATAATCAAGAGTCACTTCGGTGTTACCAGTCCAGACTTTCGTCATCAGCGTGTCGAGTACTTAGGCGGTGGCTCTACGCCTATTAATATCAATCCTGTTATTGCTAGTACTTCTAGCCTGGTAACAGCGCCACGTCAAAATGATCTTGGCGATACCGGTGCATTCGCTACTGGAAGTATACAGGGAACTGGATTTACAAAATCATTTACAGAGCATGGTGTCATTCTTGGTCTGATTAATGTTCGTGCTGATCTTACATATCAGCAAGGTATGAATCGTATGTGGAGCCGTTCTACCCGCTATGATTTCTACTGGCCTTCCTTAAGTATGATTGGCGAACAGGCAGTCTTGAATGGAGAGATTTATTATCAAGGTACAGGCGGTGGTTCTGCTGATAGTCAAGTCTTTGGATATAATGGCAGGTATGATGAGTACCGCTATAAACCCAGTCAGATTACGTCCGCTTTTCGTTCTACTGCTGCTTCGCCGCTTGATGCTTGGCATCTTTCACAGGAGTTTACTTCATTGCCGGCACTGAACCAGACATTCATCGAAGAGGATGTACCAATTTCTCGCGTGGTAGCTACACCATCCGAACCGGAATTTATTGCTGACTTTTACTTCAAACTTAACTGTGTCCGGCCTATGCCTATGTTTGGTGTACCAGGCATGATCGATCATTTCTAGGAGGCGATATGTTAAAAATATTATTACTACCCTTTCTTTATTGCAGTCCTAGGTTTTTCTCTTCTGCTTTAGGTGCTTTAGGTAGTGCAGGTGCTTTCTCTGGCTTGGCCTCTGGCTTACTCGGTGGTGTTGGTAGTATTTACCAAGCAAAGCAGGCACAAGCATCCGCTAAGGCCCAGATGAACTTTCAACGCCGAATGTCTAATACTGCACATCAACGTGAGATAAAAGATTTAAAGGCCGCGGGCCTTAATCCGATTCTTTCTGCTAAGTATGGAGGCGCATCAACACCGGCAGGTGCCGGTTTTCAGGTCCCTAATATTGGCGCCGCAATCATGGATAGCGCCCACTCTGCGGCAGGCATTCGCCAGGCTACTGCCACGACAGAAAAAACAGGAGAGGAAACAAAAAATGTACCTAAAACTGGCGATGTACTAAAAGCTCAATTACGTCAATTACAGGCCCAAGTAACAAGTTTAGAAGCTCAAGCACGTAATTATAATTACAACTCGGCTAAATCAAGTGCTGAAACTCTGAATATTGAAAAACAAAATGAAATAATGGATCGGGCTGTTAATGCCTCTAAAATCGAGGCTGAGATTGACGAAACCCAGTTTGGCAAAGCGATGCGCTATTTGAATCGGTTAAATCCATTCGGCAATTCCGCAAAAGGTCTTTGGACCGTACCACAAGCGAGGTAATACAATGTTTACACATAAAGTTCATGAAATACGGCCTACGGTGGATACCGGAGAAGGTCTCACAAAACAGTCGATGAAAAAGGACACTGATATCAATTTCATCGTACGAAAATATCAGAAAACTGGTCTGGCAGACTTTGTTTCTAAACGCCAGCCAGAATATATGGAAGCTCCTGAAATGGACTTTCATGAAGCTATGAACTACATAAATGAGGCAAACAGCATGTTTGCCGATATGCCCTCTAACCTCCGAAAGAGGTTCAACAACGATCCAGGGGAGTTCTTGGACTTCGTCCATAATCCGGATAATGCCGAGGAAATGGCTGAACTGGGACTAGTGAAACGGAATCCCGAACAGCCCTCCCCGGCAGTAAGCGAAGCTAAACCGGAAACATCTCCTCCTGGAGACAGCGCCGAAGGCGCAAGCCCGTAAGGGCAGTGTTGGGGGCGTGCTCTTTCGAAGAAAGAGCTTTAGCCCCGGAGACAGGCCGGCGCCCTCGTCCGGCCGTTATAGGGCCCCGTAAGGGGCCTTAAGTTTGTCTGGTGAACGCAGAATCGCTCGCGATTCGAGTACGCCGAGACAATCAAGCACAGTGACCCTCTTGATGTAACTGTGCGGACTGACAAGAGTCAGTCCTAAAAACGACTAAAAGGAGTAAAAAAGCTTGAAAAGCTTAAAAACATTGTATATACTATAATCTCTGAAATGGGAGAAAGACTATGAACAGGCATTTGAAAGTTTTATCAGGCCGCGAATTAGCACTCATTAGGGAATCAATGAAATATCTTGATTTATCAGCTATAGTAAAGTTGAAAGTGCATGATGCGATTACGGCATATGCACGTGAATCAATTCAGAAGGAGGAAAACGATGCGTAGATCAAGAGTATCCCGCCGCAGTTCAAAACGTATGTTTCGGAAGTCCGGCTCCCGGACTCATAGGAAAAACTTTATGACGCCCATCATGCGTGGCGGCTATCGGTTGTAATGCCGTGCTATCGGCCTATTAAAGCTTGGTATTCGTCAAACAGTGCCAAGCTCTCTTTTCGACCCCAGCCAGATAAACCGTCCCCTGATCTCAAGGTCCCGTGTGGACGCTGCATCGGCTGTAGGCTCGAACGGTCAAGACAATGGGCGGTTAGGTGTGTACACGAAGCACAAATGCATGACGATAATTGCTTCGTCACACTAACTTACAATGATGAACATCTACCAGAAGACGGAGGATTAAAATTAAAACACTTTCAAAAATACATGAAGCGATTGCGAGCACGTCTTAATGGAAAGCGAATCTCTTATTTCCATTGCGGCGAGTACGGCGAAAAGAACCTACGACCACATTACCACGCATGCATATTTGGTTA